CTCTCATTGCAAGAGACGAAAACCAACACCTCGCACTCACCCAAAACATAATAAACAATTGGAGAAAGGGTGATGATCCTGATATGATAGAAATAGTAAAGGAAGAAGAAGAGTGGACATATGAAATGTTTGATAAGTGTGTGAATGAAGAAAAGAAATGGGCAGAGTATTTGTTTAAAGATGGAAGTATGATAGGATTGAATGACAAGTTGTTATATCAATATGTTGAGTGGATTGCTAACAAGAGGTTAAGATCTATAGGTCTTAAACCAGTGTATGATATTCCACTTAAGAACAATCCATTACCTTGGACAGAGCATTGGATCAGTTCTAAAGGATTGCAGGTAGCACCACAAGAGACAGAAGTAGAGTCATATGTTGTTGGTGGAATCAAACAAGATGTTAAAAAGGACACATTTAGTGGATTCAAATTGTAAGTTTTAGTTAAATAATGCTATGATATTCCCAAGAAAATATGCTAGTTGTCCTTGGCCTGATTCGAGGTATAGAACTTACATGAACGGCAGACTTAAAAAAGTAGATATGAAATCACGACTCCTTAAGATAAAGAAGGGGATCGATGAGAAGAGTTGGTATCCTGAATGGAGTGATAAGGAAAGATGGGCTGCTCAATTGGCATTGAATAATGCATTAGATATTTTAGATGAATTTGATTACTAAATAGAGAGAATATGAAAACTATGAAATGGTTGAAGTTGGAGATTATGAAAACCCCTGGTTATATGAGGGTAAACCTTTCACTTCTGACGATATTAATGATCTCTTCGGTTTCGTCTACTGTATTACAAATAAGCAGAATGGGAGAGAATACATTGGACGTAAATATTTCTGGAAGTTTAGAACTCCTAAAGGAAAGAAACGAAAAGTAAAATCTGAGTCTGATTGGAAGAAGTATTATGGGTCTTGTCCAGAACTTAAAGAAGAAATTCAACAAGTGGGTAGACATAACTTTAGCAGAGTTATGCTCAGCTTACATAAAACAGCTGGCAAAACAAACTACGAAGAAACAAAGCAACTCTTTGTCAACGGAGTGCTTACAGAACAACTTGACGATGGAACACCAAAGTACTACAATAGTAACATCCTCTCAAGATACTTCAGAAAAGATTATTATGGATTGGGACAAGACTGATGAATCTGTCGTTTATGCTAGAGAATGGTCAATTGATATGATCGATTCTGATATTCCTATGGAGAATGCAAAAGCAATATATCAAGAGTTTCAAGAATGGATTGATGTGGATGAGAATGCTAAGTCTTTGGAGGTGCTTGCTTTAGAACCAATTGAACCTATAGATGACCAAAGTTAGTGTTGTTGGTGGTGGTAATGCTGGATGTATTACTGCTTTATATCTTTCTTGGCATAGTAAAGATACTGAAGTAGAACTAATATACAATCCAGATATTCCTTGTGAAAGAGTAGGTCAGGCAAGTGTTATTGATCAACCTAAACTTTTATGGGGAGCTACTGGATTTAATTGGTATAACAATCCTATTCATGCCACAATGAAGAGTGGTATATTATATGAAGGATTTGGTAAATGTAATGAAGAAGTGATTCATGCATTTCCTGCTGAAAGTATGGCAATGCATTATTGTCCTTGGGAAATGCAGAAGCACGTTTTAAACTCTGGTCATTTTAAAGTTATTGAAGATGACATACCAGATCCCAAGGATGTAGATGCAGATTATGTGTTTGATTGTAGAGGAAAACCAGAAGATTATTCTGAGTATGAAGAATTAATTAACCCCACTAATGCTGCTATACTTGCTAAACCAAATTGGGATACAACTAAAGCATTATGGAGTCGTCATGTTGCCACACCTGATGGTTGGACATTTGTAATACCTACACATGAAGATTCACCATCACATGATTACTGTGTTGGATATTGTTATAATAGTAATATAACTCAACAAGAGGAAGCAGAGTATAATTTATTAGAAATGTTTGATGTAGAGGTTACAAAGCATTTAAAATATAAAAATTATCTTGCAAAAAATCCCATAGTAGATGATAGAATATTACTGAATGGTAATAGGTTATTCTTTTTAGAACCTTTAGAATCATCTTCTATACAAGCATATTTGGAGTGCGTAAGATTCTTTACACACTATATAATTACACAAAAAGCACCACTTGAAAGAGCTGGTTATTCTGCTAAAAGATATATTAAACAATTACAGAATTTTGTACTTTGGCATTACCAATTTGGATCAAAATATGATACTCCTTTTTGGGATTATGCAAAAAAATTATCTTTTAAAGATGATGATTTTGATGCGTTGGTAGATTATGTCAAAAATCATGATAGGGATACTATTATACCCATATCACATGGAGGAGATACTCATAATGACTGTCAGTATGGTCAATGGCCTGCATTTTCATTTAAGATATGGTATGATGGTATGACTGTCCCACAAGATATAAACGGATGAAGGACAATGTTTATTGTAAGATGTCAACAATGTAATAAAGAAATTAAAAGTCACCCCTCAAAGTCACAATCGTGTGGTTGTGCTAACATGATGGTAGTAAAAGGTGACAGTGTAACCGCTGTTGACTTAAATAGAGTTATAATGGTAAGATCCAATGAGGAGAAAGAATCTAATGGTTTAACCTCACAGGATCTTGCTTGGCAAGAACAAAGACGGAAAAGGAAAGTCCGTAAATTAAATTTTGAGGTAAGATGACCGAAGATACTATTAAAAAACTCTGTTATACTAAAGAAGAAGTTGATTCAATGGTTGCTGCTGCACTAGCAGAAGCAAGAGCAATTGATGAAGCATCTATGCGTAAACATAATAGGGATGCTACTATTATTAGTATGATCCTTGGGTTTATATGTTTAGCATTGTTTGTTGATGGATTACTTCGTATTCTTGGAATCATTCCACCTTTCATGGACTTAGATGTTAATGTTATTGATGACATAACAGAGAAAGTTGAAAGTGATTTGATGCCTAT